TACATGTAGGAAATGTTAGATCTAGATTTTTAATTGCTTGCAAATTACCTACTGGAAATCAATAGATAAATAAATAATAAATTAGATTACTTTAAATATTTATAAGTATTAAATAATAACCCCAGTAGAATAAATTATTCTACTGGGGTAACTTTTATGTACTTTGGTAAATTTGATCAGTTATGATCAAATTTGATTGGGATAATTAAGGCAGGGGAAATATTATAATTAACTGCCTGATTTTTATAATAATATAATGGCGTTACGTCATCATCCAAGCTAAACGGCTGCAATTTACGCCGCTCCTTAGTATTACAGGAGCGGCGTCGACGGCGTCGACCGGGATTTATCGGCTGCCGGCTGCCCGATAAATTCTGGCTGCCTTCTCCAAACTTTGTTCTTAAATTTCGGATTTAATTTAATTCATTTATAATGAATAAAATTCAATCACGAAATTGGATAATTACTAGAAATATTAGCGATGGGGAATTACTTGACGCTCAGTCATGGTTATCATCGCTATATGCCCAGACAGGAGCTGCCTACGTAGTAGGGCAGCTTGAGCGAGGCCTTGACGAAGGCCGAGATCATATTCAAGCCTATATTAATTATGGAAGCGGAAAGACATTATCTTCTATCAAGAAGTACTGCAGCAAAATGCACATCGAGGTATGCCGAGATGCTGATAGCTCTCAAAGATATTGTCTTAAAGAGCTTACAAGGGTAGCAGGACCTTGGGAGTTTGGAAATAAACCTCTTAGAAGGAATAACAAGGCAGATTGGGATGAGATATATTTGCTTGCCAAGAAACGTGATTTTGAATCAATTCCCAAGAATGTTCTTGTTCCGCATTATAACAATATTGTAAAGATTGCTAAAGATAACATGGTAGTACAGGACAAGAATCATTTGAGAGGTATATTCATATGGTGAATCAGGAATAGGCAAGTCTCTGCTTGCAAGATCATTATTTCCAGGCAAATCAATATTTTCTAAATCTCATAATAAATGGTGGGATTCATATAACGACGAGCAAATTGTAATTTGGGATGATATTAATCCAACTGAAGGGTCTTTATCTGCTACATCAATTAAACTTTACACTGACAGATGGGGAGTTAAAGGTGAAACTAAGGGATCAGGTGTACCTCTTAATCATGAATTTTTTATAATGACTTCACAATATTCATTAGACGAGGTATTTACTGATCCCAAGGATTATGAAGCTGTTAAGAGAAGAACATATGTTTATCACATGATAGATTATGGCTTAACTAAGTCTCAATTTTCTTTTGTAGCTATGAAGAGTCATTTGTTTGGCAATATAAAACCCGAGATCGAGGGTTTTATTAGTAATGATGGGGATTGGGATAATTTAATTAAAGATAATTAAATAACTTTAATTAATTTCATTTAAAATGAATGGACTTAAATATAAAAGAAAATACGGACGAAAATCAAGAACAAAAGGCAAAAGGTTGGCTTTATATAAAAATCCAACTTCAGGTCTTGCGTACATGTATATTGAGAGTTATGATATTATTGCGTCTGTGTTAGGTACTAATCTTTATCAATGGAATACTAGTACTTATCCATATCTTAATTTTTCAGATATGTTTGTTCATGGAGGAACTACATCATTCAATAGTCTTGCTTATAATTGGGGTGCAATCAAGATTATTTCATTAGATGTTATTATTACTGATGCAGTTCCTGCGCAGGAGTATACAAGTACACTCTTTGGTCATGCTTCTTTACCAACTTATATTGTTGGATGTTATCCAACAAAACAAAGTGTAGATGTAGGATCTAGAGCAGTTTACAAAGATGATGCTATGTATATTACACCTGGATTATTGAAGACTTTTCGTAAAACATTCAACTTTTCAAAAATGGCAAGAATGACAGGAACTGCATCTGTTGCTGAATGGATTGACATGTCTTCAAATGGTTCATATGCTGATATTAAAGGTCAATTACATGTTAGAACTTCTCATGCTCATAACACTTCTGCATCTCTACATGTAGGAAATGTTAGATCTAGATTTTTAATTGCTTGCAAATTACCTACTGGAAATCAATAGATAAATAAATAATAAATTAGATTACTTTAAATATTTATAAGTATTAAATAATAACC